CCAAGGTGTCGCTTCGGTGAAGGTCCAGAAGGGCGGTGGAACTACCTCACCGCTTCTGAACGCAGCGCGCTGAACAAGGCCGTCACCAAGGCCATCTCACAGACGTACTTCGACAGTGTCGGCTCGCCGTTGGCAGACATTGAGGATGGTTTCGGTGCGCTGGGTTTCGGTGTGGAAACGTCGATCCACTACGCGGGTCGCGAGGGGAATCAACGCATGAGGATCTCGCGAACAGGGCTCGGAGAGATCGCCAATTCGGTGCTCGCGTACTCGTGGCACAAGATGCAGTCTGGTCGCTACGAAGTCACTGCGTACGTAAGCTAGGCGTAAAGACAGCAAGCTGTTGACGCCAGTCTGCATGTCGGATACGGTTGACTCGATAACCCGGAGGAGGGGCTTCGGTGCTCAGCAATAAGGCTGCGGTGTATGTTGCACCGGCTCTCGCTGGGCGAGTGTTCTACATGAACAACTCGCTCGACCTCGCTCCGTACGTCGTGGTGGAGAACCTCGACGATGTGGCTTCGGCCACGATCAAGTACCAGGAGTCCGATGACGGTTCAACGTGGACTGACATCGCAGGTACTCCAGCAACGATAAACCCCGGGAAGGCCAACGGGCAGATCGTCGTGACCTCCCGTCGCCTCATCTCTCTTTTCGCTGGCGGTAACGTGGATCTCCTCGTCACGGTGGCGAGGCAAGTGAACGGGTCTCCGCAGGATCTCGGGGTAGCTTGAACAAGTAGGAGGTACTGGCGATGGGCGACCAGATGACGTTCCAGGGTGTCGGTTACATCGAGTCGCAGGATCGTGAAGATGAGCATCGTACCGGCGTCCCGTCGCTCGGCGGCGCCGTCGCGCTCCTCGATGCGCCTGCACGGCGTACGTCCAAGGTCGTCGCGGTCAACGCGGGCGAGGCGGATGTCCACGCCAGGCTCAAGCACCAGGGAGCCACCAAGACGCAGACGAACGAGTACCTGACGGCGCTCGCGGCTGGCGGCAACAAGTACATCGGCCAGCTTCAGTACCGCAGCCTCGTCGCCGGGTCCGTGTCGATCACGAACGCTGGCGCTCCTCCGACCGTCGTGGACGACGGCACTGGCAGGCTCTACGACACCGGCTTCGTCGGCGTCGCAGCCAATCTGCGCGGCACCATCAACTACACGCTGGGCACGTTCTCGCTCCAGTACGGCGCCGCGCCGACCGAGCCCGTGCGCATCACCTACCAGCACACGGACTACTCGGACTTCCTCAGTCCGTCGCAGACGACGACGAAGCCTGCGGCTGTGTTCCCCTTCACGATCAACCTGGGCTTCGGGCGCGTCAACCCCGGCTCGGTCGCCATCGTGGACGGTAACCCGCTCGCGTTCGTGGACGACGGCAAGGGCAGCATCATCGAGACCACGGGCGGCGGCGCTGTCAAGCGCGGCACCATCGACTACGCGCGCGGGATCATCACCCTCACGGCGGCGTCCCTCGCGCTCGCTGGCACGGTCTCTGTCACCTACACCTTCAACCCATTCGCGGCGCTCATCGTCCACGCGGGCGGATCGAAGGGCCTCGAACTGTTCCCCGGGCAGATCCCGGAGCTTTCGGCGGCTGCGTGGGCGGTGGGGCTCAAGTCGGATGGCACTGTCGGCCTTCACGGCGAGACCATGACGGCGGGTGCGCACTCGAACCTCGTGACGCGGTGGAGCCACTACTCGGAGGACTCCTACCGCGTGCGGGAGCTTTACTCGGGCTTCCCGCCGGGTGGTCACACGAACGACCCGCGTCTCGCCGGGCAGACGCCGTTCTCGTCGTAGTAGGCCCCTGAGTTCGGTCGGAACGTAGGAGACAGTCATGGCGATCATTCGCGACGAGAGGCACGAGCGGCTGCGGTTCGGTGTCGGGGAGTTCACCGACATGAACGGATCGCAGCGCGAGTCTGGCGTGGCGATCTTCGACCGCATCCCTGTCGGCTCGCTCGTGACGGCGAGCCTCGACGTTCCGACCGAACTCACGACCAACCTCGTCGCGACTGGCGCGATCCTCGCGTCGCTTCCGGCGCAGGCGTACATCTTCGAGCGCGCGGCCAACCCAGTGCAGTACCAAGCTGGCGGCGTGAGCGTGCGTGGACGGCAGCGCGTGCTTGTGCAGAGCGGCAACGGCGTGATGACGCCTGTGCAGGCAGAGCCCGACTGGGCCGCGTTCGCGCCGTCGCATGCGGGCGCCATCGTCCAGAAGGGCAAGAAGTACCACTCGATCCAGATGCCGGGCGGCACTCCGGGCGGTGGCGGCGACTTCAACCTCAAGGACGCTGACCGGAACTTGCTTCGGCTGCGGTGGACGGCTACGGCCCGCGTTGCACAGGCTCTCGCTGCCGCGACCGGCGCGAAGCAGACGTACTCGGCCATCCAGCTTCTCACCGTTGCTGCGCTTCCGGCGACGAACATCGCACCTGGCTCGCTCGTCATCAACTTCACGAAGCCAGGCCCCGCTGCGGCCAAGCTCCGCGACAACGGGCGCGGACGGATCGTCGGAATCGGTGGCGTCGATGGCAACGGCAACGCTCTCGGTGGCGACGGCTTCATCGACTACCTGACGGGCATTTTCACCTTCACGTTCCAGGCAGGCGCGGCGGCTGTGGCTGCGGTGACTGCTGACTTCGAGCACTCTTGCGCCTATCAGCCGATAGACGCTCTGCTCGAATGGGACGCCCAGATGGCGCAGTAGCAGAGGACCATGGCGCAACTGATCCCCCTCCCCAAGCACAGCGATCTACCGAGTCTCGTGGTTTTCCACCGCGAGCACCCGGCTGATCCTGTGTTCTTGATGCAGGTGCCTACGAACGAGGATCGCACCGAGTTCGAGACCTACCTCATCAAGCTGGAGAGCCCGGATCACGTCGCGTGGTTCGACCGTCTCTCGCGCGCGAGGGATCTTCGCGACAAGCTCTCGTACGAGATGCATGTCGCGTACTGCCCGCAGACGGGGCACCTTCAGGAGATGGCCGACTTCGACATGCCGTCCGCGACGCAGATGGCCGTCGCCACGGCCCGCTTCTTCGGTGCGCGCGGGACGACGATGGACGAGGCGGTGGAGCGCCGCCGCCGTATCGAGCGCGTGGCTCCTGCGCCGGTCTCTCGGCTGCGTGAGATTCTGGGTGGTCCCGAGCAGCGGCTCGGACGCCTTTACGGGGGAGGCCGATGAGCGCTTCGACCGTGACGCCCACGACGCCGAATGGCCTGACCCAGACCGCACTCCGGGTAACTCCGCCGAGCGTCGTTTCGGTGCTCAAGGAGTCGTTCTCCGTCCGCCCTCCGCTCAACGAGGATGCAGGCAACTGCAAGATCACCGCGCTCCCGGGCGGGCGGTTCCGCGTGCGGGCCAAGGGCCAGCACTGCGATGTCCTCAACCGGAACGGACGCAAGTACCCTTCCGAGAGCACTTGGGGCAAGCATACGCAGGCAGACAGCGCCTTCATCCAGAAGGTCAAGTCGCGGCGCGTGATCGGCCAACTGGAGCACCCCGAGAGCGGGCGCTCCTCGATGGGGCTCGCGGCAGTCGTCGTCACTGAGGTCTACCCGCCCAACGAACAGGGCGAGGTCTTCATCGAGTTCGAGACGATGTCCACTGCGGGCGGACAGGTCGTCTCCAGCTTCATCCGAGACGGCGTCGGCTTCGGGCTCTCGTCGCGCGGCAACGGCAGCGTCCTCCGTGTCGAAGGCGCTGATGTCGTCCAGCCCGACTTCGAGCCGATCACTTTCGACCTCGTGGTGGACGAGTCCACCCCGGGCGCCGAAGTCACTGCCACCAAGATCAAGGAGGCAGTTGGGCGAGTCCAGGCGTTGCTCATGGAGTCGGTCAAGGGCGACGAGGCCAAAGCACGCGAGATCGCGGAAGCGCAGACGCGGCTCGCGCTCGCGCGCGACTTCCTATCCGAGCAGAAGCCGCCGCGTGGAGACTCCGAGTACCTATTCGCTGTGGACGACGGCTCGGCGCACTATCGCGCGTACGAGAATGGCGTCGGCCAGTGGGACGTGTGGTTCGAGCCGCACAACCTCGATCCTGTGAGGATCGCGACGGCCATGCCCACGCTCAAGAACGCGCGTGGTTCCGCCGAGGAACATCTTCGGCTTGTTGTCGGGAAGGAAGCGCCTGGCGCTCCTGCGATGGCGGTCACACGCTCGGCATCATCTGCGGGCGCAGCGCCGAAGGTCATCGTGAATGTCGAGTCGAAGGTGGCTGAAGGTCACGATGACGACGATGACTACGACGGCGAACCCAGCAGACCGGGGCTCGGCCACAGTGGTGGTGACTTTGACGCGGCCCAGCTTTCCCGCAAGCTCCAGGGGCACATTCCGGGCGCCGCGAACTTCCGCGTCGATTCCAGCGGCGCCGGGTTTCTTCACGCCGTCTTGTTTGATGTCGGCTCTTACACAGTCGCGCTAGACGGCGACGACTTCGACATCGACATCCGCGTCTTTCACAAGTTCGCTGGGGCTCACACGCCGCACACCACCGATCTCCGTGTCACGGACACCAAGATCAAGACCACTGTGAGCGACGCCATGCGGGCTGGTGGGCATTACGGCAAGATGGACGTGAACACGGCGCCGAGGGTTCTCGCGACTATTGCTCACGTACTGAAGGAGAGCCGCAGCATGCGCGCCATGCGCGAGAGCTTCGTCGTCACCGATGGCATCCCGTTCACCGGCACGATGCTGACGCTTCAGTTCGAGACCCCGAAAGAGGCCGAGAAGGCAGCCGACGTTCTGGCTGACGCTGGCTGGAACTGCTTCGTGGACGACATCGAGGTTCTCGTCTACTCCGACGTTCCGAGCCCAGAGCAGGCGATTGCGGCCATCCGCCGCGTGCTCGTGGACACCGACATCACGATGGCGGCTGAAGGACGGGTCACGAAGATCCGGCAGGGCCGCGTCATCAAGGAGGCACGCTTCACCATGAAGATCCGTGAGAGCGAAGCGGGCCGCGATGCCCCGGCTGGCGCAGGCGAGCACGACCCCGAGGAGCCCACGGGCAGCGACGTTCGCGCTCCCGGCATCAAGGTCGGCTCCCCCAAGAGCCCGGAGAAGTGGGAAGCGGACAAGGACGACGACAAGGACGAGGCTGACGAGCCCAAGAAGGACAAGGACGAGCGTTCGCGCCGTGCGCGTCGTGAGGCCGATGACGATGACAAGGATGAGGCCGACGACGACAAGGACAAGAAGGACGAACAGGACAAGGACGACAAAGACGAAGCCGATGACGACGACAAGGATGAGCGCTCGCGTCGTCGCCGCGAAGCTGACGACGACAAGGATGAGGCCGACGACGATGAGCCGAAGAAGGAGGCCACTGTGCCTACTTCCGGTTCGCGCGGTGACTCGAAGACGTGGCGACCGTCCGACGCTGGGGCCGTCCGCATGGAGCGGTACGAGGACGACCAGATGGCTGCGCAGGGCGAAGACGACATGATCGACATCGCCCTCACCGACATCGAGGGCGATGACGCTCCCATGCCAAGCGAGAACGGCGACGAGCCGATGGTCCACGACGACGGCATGCCGTACGAGACCAGTCGGTACGAAGCCGACGATGACGACGACAAGGATGAGGCCGACGAGCCGAAGAAGGACGACGAGCGCTCCCGTCGCCGCCGCCGTCACGAGGCCGACGAGCCGAAGAAGGACAAGGACGAGCAGGACGACGACAAGGACAAGAAGGACAAGAAAGACGAGGCCCGCCGCTCGCGCCGCGAGGCCGACGACGACAAGAAGACCGAGAAGAAGCGCCGCGCGCGCCGCGCGCGTCGTCGGTACGAGGCGCGCATAGCCGAGGTCAAGCGCCTCTACATGGCCGAAGTCGATGGCGGCTTCGGCCCGAACGTGCCCATCGACGACCCCGAAGACCTCGACCATGATCTCGACACCGTCCGCGCGCCCGGCCAGGTGGCTGGCAAGCCGAAGGAGAAAGACCCGAGCTTCGCTGCGGGAGGCATGACGGCAGAGAGCCGTCGCGGCGTCGTAGAGATCGGCGCACGGCGCTCTTGCAGGACGTGCAAGGGCTCAGCCCGCAAGCTCGCGGAGTCGCGGATGGCGAAGTGCCCGACGTGCGGGCTCAAGGCCGAGAGCGCAGGCCGTACTCAGCCACGCCCCGGGTTCGTCCGCGTCCCGCGCAAGATCGTCGAGCGCATCCGCGCGCTTGAGCGCGAGATCATCCGCCTCGAAGGCTCGAACGGTCATCTCTCGAACCTCGTGGACGAGATGGCGCGCGTTCAGGCCCAAGACGCGATCAAGGCCAAGGTCGAGTCGGTGCTCGCGCAGCACCCTTCGATCCGCTCCATGAAGGCGCGGCTCGACAAGTGCGCCTCTCCCGAGGCCGTCACCGAGGAGGTCGCGGGGTTGCTCGCCATGCTCCGCGAGTCGCGTAAGGCGACGCTCGTGACACCGCTTGCGGAGGCTCCCAAGAACAACGGGGCGACGGTTCCGGCCAATGGTGCGACTGCGCATCGGGGCACGTCCGTCGTCAGCACGAAGACCGAAGGGGCTCCGACAGGGCCGCTGCTTGCCGAAGGCTCGGCGGCGCTGCCGAACCCTCTGAGGGAAACGTCGTCCACGGTGGACGATACGGCCAGCCGGGTAGCAGACTACCGTCGCAGGCACAGACGGCTGCGCGGTGACAAGTAGGGCGTTAGGACACAAGGAGGCAACAAATGCTTGCGACTCAGTCTAGGGAGCACGTCCGGCGGGCGCGAAGGCTCACCGAGCGGCTCGTGGACAAGTACGCCGACAAGGTGAAGCGGTTCAGGAACTTCACCGATCCGGCGCTGGAGATCAAGAACTACAACCCCATGGAGATCATGGAGGATGACCGGGGGGAGATCGACCCGGTCCTCGCCGTCAAGACGGCGGTCCTCATGGAGAACTTCATCTCCGTGACCATGCAGACCCTCGACGAGACCTCTCGTGCGTCGATGCCTGCGTGGGTCAAGAACGGCTTGGCGCTCATCGCCGCCGCCCAGTCGGACGACATCACCGACAAGGTGATCTCGGTGCAGCCCATGTCCAACCGCATGGGTCGCATTCACTACCTCGACATCGTGACGGAGCGTGCGAAGGGCAACATCCCCGACCGCGCCAAGATGTTCGACGCCTTGACGGGGTTCAGGGGCACCGAGAACTTCACGTCCGAGAACATCGAGAACGAGATCATCGGCCCCGCAGGGACGACGAGCTTCAACGTCTTCCTGGGCTACGGTCCGGTGATCCCCGGCACGCTCGTCGTGACGGACGGAACCCAGGTCGTGCGCGATGACCGCAACGGCGGCATCCAGGGCGGACCGGATCTCGGCGCTCCGGGCGTCGGCATCACGAACTCCATCGACTACCTCACGCGCAACCTGAACTTCGCCTTCGCGGTGGCTGCATCCGGCCCCGTGACGGTCAAGTACCAGTACAACATCGAGGCCGCGCTCCAGCTTCCCGAGTACGGCATCCATCTCCGCGCGGAGGCCGTCCAGGCTCGTCCTCGTGCGCTCGGTGCGTCGTGGTCGCAGCAGGCGATCATGGACTTCCTCAACGACTTCGGGATCGACGCCGAGCCGACGATCCTCGAAGCCGGTGCGCGGCTCATCGCGCAGGAGAAGTTCAAGCACGTCGTCAACACGCTTCGGCAGCAGGCAACGGGCGGCTCGGTCGTCTTCGACAACACCGCGCCGGTCGGTGTCTCCTACCGCGACCACATCAAGACGTTCAGCCTCTACCTGAGCCGCCTTCAGGATCTCATCTGGGAGGCGACTCAGGTCGTCCGCCCGAACGTCTTCGTGATCCACCCGTCCGTGCTATTCATGGTCGCGTTTCAGGACGGCTTCCAAGGGCAAAAATACTCGAACGACGGCGTCGCGGGACCGCGCTTCGTCGGGCGCCTCACGAACCACGACCTCGACGTGTTCGCGGACCCGACGTACAACCGCGACCAGGGTCTCATCACGCACCGTGGCGCCGAGTTCGTCTCGACCGCCGCTGTGATGGGTGAGTACATCCCGCTCTACAAAGCGCCCATACATACGCGCGGATTCAGGAAAGATTTCGCCCTCCTGAGCGAGTACACGATCAAGGTCGTGGACTCGAATCAGATCGGGACCGTTACTGTCACAAACCTTTAGCCCGCAAGGACTTACGACGAAGTGAGTCCTGAGTGGTGAGTAGACCTCTTGCGAGGTAGTGTTCTCGCGCAGTGCGAAGCGCCCCGGGAAGATCCGGGGCGCTTTCGTTTGATCCGGGCCTCCCGGATCGTGTAGTGTCCGTCCGTAGTGGGAGTCAGGCGGCACACTCACGACGAGGGTTTCTTCGATACCTACACAGTGGCGTCTTCCTATTGGGCTGGCTTCACCGCTGCCGCCGCAAGTACGAACGCCTCCGTCAGTGGCTCCTCCTTCCGTCGCCCACCCCTACCGGATAGACTCCTAGCTACAGGAGCTTCCGGCCCGCGATGCTGTCCCTCCTCGCCCAAACCGCCGCCGACGCCGACAAGACCATCTCCGTTTTGGAGCGACTCACCAAGGGCGGCGTTCCGCTC